CCGTCGTCACAGACAAGCGTATGAACCAGCTTGAGGGCGATATCAAGAAGATTGTAATGGTAGACGAAACACGCGGCGGGAATGCGCTGAGTACTCAGGTGACAGGGTCGTCACCGTTTGAGTCCGAAGAGGACCAGAGATATGCCGGGATTGTGATCGAGCTGTTAATCAAATATAGGCATTTAACGAGTGACCCGGAAACAGCGGGTTAAAAGCAAAAAAAGTTTCACGCAAAGGCGCTCCCCGGACTGAGAAGCGCCGAGGACAAGAAGAGCGCAAAGAATAAATAATAACAGATAAAGGAAAAACTTATGACAGATAAAAAAACAGGGTTTGTCAATACTGTCAACGATGCGTCTGTTACCAAAGTGATCGACAATGGTAAGGAAGTGCAGACGGAATCTTTGAAGGAGACGAAACCCAAAGAGAAATCGAAGGGAGTGACCAGCAATGTTGACAAAACGTAGAGTAGTCGCAGCGAAAGTTGAGAGCACAGAAGGCACAGCGGAGACGCTGACAACGGCAGAGGGAGGCATACTGGCGATTGACCCAAAGGTGGACGTGGATATTGCAATGCACGAACGTGACAATGCAAAGGCGAGTCTGGGTAAATTTGCAAGCCTGGCAGGATCTCGCAAGGCCAGTATCAGTTTCAAGGTCGAGGTGAAAGGCGCCGGATCGGCATATTCTTCCAGTAATCTTCCGGCTCTTGATGTGTATTTAATGGCTTGTGGGGCAAGCCAGACACTCGTCGTCACACCGGGATCTGAGACTGTAACCTACGCACCGGCATCGACCGGGGTATCAAGTATCACTATTGGGTGTTATGAGGACGGCGTGCTCAAGATGATTAAGGGCGCGCGCGGTACTTGCAGGATCACTATGAAGCAGGGTGAGCCAGTCATGATGGAGTTTGAGTTCTTCGGCGTACACGTTGCACCGACAGACGTCACACTACTCGCGCCGACTTATGAGTCAACTATCCCGCCGATATTCAGGTCAGCATCGTTCACGATCGCATCATACGCGGCTGTAATGTCTGCAATAAATATTGACCTCGGCAACTCTTTCCATTTAAGGGAATCGGTAAACACGGCGGAGGGCTTTTTATCAAATGTGATAACAGGCAGGAACCCAGTCGGAGATATGGATCCTGAGATGGTACTGGTTGCTACTCATGACTGGTATGGCTTATGGCTGGCCGGTACAACAGGCGCACTCACCATCGGCTCTATCGGCGCGACTCAATATAATAAGTTTACCATCACCGCACCGAAGCTGCTAGCCACGAAGGTAAGTGACGACGATGCCGAGGGTCAGGTTATAGCCGGGCAGACGTTCCAGCTTGCAGAGAGCAGCGGCGACGATGAATGGTCAATATTGTTTGACTAAAAAAGGCATTAGGACGCGGATAAAAGCGGATTAAGACAGATAAATAAAAAAGAAGAATTTAAAGAGGGAAACATGGAAGAGAAGAAGGTTTTTGAATATGAAATAGGAGGCAAGAAGTATACGCAAGGAGCATTAGTACTTGGGCAGCTTGAGCAGCTTTTGCCAATAGCCGAGGGCGTAACAGTACAAGGAGATTCAGAAGCACTTGAGGTAATAAGGTTGCTAGGAGACAAGATATCTACCGCAATTGCAATTGTGCTCAGAGCGGACAAAGAACACTTGAAGGATAAAAACGTAGAAGAACTGGCAGAAACACTCAAATTTGAAATGGAGATGGATGTTGCTTTTAAGGTTGTAGAAGATTTTTTTTTATGCAACCCGATAGCTTCGCTTTTAGACAAATTAGCGGACATGATGGACAATGTAACAGAAAGTCTGGAGATGGATGGATCGGAGAACTTGTCGCAGTCCTCACAAAAGGAGACATCACCAAGCGAGAGCAAGTCCTCTGGGGATACAACCTCAAAGAGTGCGAGCCATTCATAGAGTACTGTGCCAGAGAAGTAAGGTTCCACAAAGAAGTACTGAGGGTTCTAGGCGTGGAGGAGGTTGAGAGATCGGGGCCTGGAGTTCGGAGCACAAAAAGGCTCCAGGCGGTTGGTGAGTATTGTGGAGGAAGCGACGTGGTGGAGTGTATGGATTATTTCAAAAAGAAAGAAGTACTGGAACGTATATGTGCAACTTGCCCAACTTAAAAAATTTAACACAGAGAACGCAAAAGGTAAAAAATGTCTGAAAATGTTGAGATAAAAATATCCACAAAAGGAGCAAATTCCTCAGACAGGGAACTGTCAAAGGTTGGTAAGTCTTTTGACCGCCTGAAGGGCAAGGCCAAAGGTGTCGGATCATCAATCAACAATCTCAAAAAAAGCTTTTTTACACTACAGAACGCCGCAATAGTTACCGGAGGTATTCTGGCCGCAAAGGTCGGATTTAACCTTGTAGAGACCGGAGCAGGTATAGAAGTACAAAGAAAGGCATTCCGGAACCTTGCAATCTCTATGGGTGCGGACGGCGACACAATTGTCAAAGAACTGAGAGAAGTCAGTAAAGAAACAGTATCGACCACTGAGCTGATTGGCAGTGCAAGCCGCGCCATGCTATTAGGCATTCAGCCAGAGAAACTTACCAAGCTCATGGAGATCGCCAGAGCGGCTTCAAAGGCCACAGGCGATACAATATCAAAGTCATTCGACGACATCACACTGGGTATCGGTAGAAATTCCAAGATGATTCTGGATAATCTCGGAATTATTATCCGGGTAGATGAAGCTAACCAGAAGTACGCGGAGACGCTGGGCAAGTCCTCTGCGGAATTGACAGACACAGAGAAGAAACAGGCATTTCTAAACGCTACACTTGAAGCAGGTCAGGTGATCATCAATAACGTAGGAAAAGACTCACTGAGCGCGCGCGACAAACTGGAGAGATTCAAAGTAAAAATAACAGAGACAAAAGAGCAGATGGCGCTCTTTGCAGCTACTGTCTTTGAAGACGTCGAACCAGCACTAACAAAACTGATATCAAAACTTACTACATCAACAGCCACAATAAGAAACGGCATTCCTGTATACAAAGAATACACATTAAACATAAAAGCACTTTTACTGCCAGCGTCACAGTGGGGAAATATATTAATCAGGAACAATGAAAAAACAGAAGAAGCAACAGACAAGCAAGACAAACATACAGCAGCGATAAAAAAAGCTGAAATTGCACAGAACAAACTCAACGACGCTTTTACTGCAAAGATGAAGGCGCTGGGCGTGCAGTCTGAGGGGGCAGCACAGGAGCAGGGCGATGATGCATTCAAGAAGATTAACGAAGCCGCAAAGAAGAGAAACCAGCTTGAAAGAGAGGGACTGGCAATAACCAAAGAGGTGCGCACATCACAAGAGGTATTAAACGACAGACTGGCGAAACTGGACGACTTATGGAATAAAGGAGTCATAAGCCAGGAGACGTATGACAGAGCTGTTGAGATATCCATAGAACGTGAAAAGCGGGGACAAGCGCAGATAGCAGAGGCAATTGAGAGAAAAAACGAGGCGAACATGACAAGCCTTGAGTTTCATGGGCGTAACGCTATATCCCGGTTAGATGGCGCATTCACTAACTTTTTCCTTAATATGAATCAAGGATGGTCCAACGTGAAGAGCTTCGCGGTTAATGTTATAGGTACCATTAAGCAAAAGCTGGCAGAAATGGCCGCATCAAAGGCAATCAGTATGCTGACAAATCTGGTTTTCCCTGGTGCCGGCGGTGGCGGCGGAGGTATTTTGTCTGGTATAGGAAAATTCTTCGGGTTTCACAAGGGTGGTGTTGTCGGCAGTGGCGGTCAGCCTCGACAGGTTTCTTTCTCCGGTATTCCACGTATGCACGGAGGAGGAATTGCGGGAGATGAAGTTCCCGCAGTATTACAGACAAACGAAGGCGTTCTGAGCCGTAAGGGCATGGCTAATCTGGACAAGCTTAATCTGGGAAACAGCGGAGCCGCAGGCGGAGGAAGTGGCGGGAGCATCACGGTACTGGCACCCGTTACCCTCAACGCGATTGATGTACAGTCCGGGATCGCTTTCCTGAGTAAGCCGGAAAACCTTGAGGTGTTTGAGGGTTTCTTGCGACAGGCGATGGTGAACGGGGCAGCCAAACACATGGGGCTGTAATAATATTTCTCGCTAAGGCGCGAAGAGCGCAAAGGTAAAAACTTAAAGGATAAAAAAAATTATGGCTGTTGCTGATGTGTTTCCGGTTGATCCGTCTTATGCTGTACAGCGTGAGGTAAATGACGACGTTGCGATTGAGAAGATTCAAGGGAACCTTGAGAGGCGTAAGCAGATAAGCGGCTTACAGCTAAGGTCCTGGGATCTTAGCGTCAAGGTGTTGACAGTGGCGGAGCAGAAACTGATTGACGCCTTTTACCTTGCACGCGGCGGCAGATACGACTCTTTCTCTTTTCTCCCGCCGGTAAATCACGACAGGCTCATTGAGGGCCTGAGCGTTGGTACAGGTGCCTCGCCCACAACAGAGTTTGATCTTGATAACACTGACTATTATCGCAGGGTGTACACAGGCACCGGAACACGTAACCAGGCGTATGTGGACGGCTCGCCGGTGGGTGCGACTTTCTCAAACACTGACGGCTCAAAGACGAGCAAGGTCACTTATGACTCAGCGCCGGGTAACGGCACGGTTTTGACGGTAGATATCGACGTTTACAGGATTTGTCGATTTGACAGTAGCCTGAAAGACGCCCTTATATCTTATCAGTATTTATCAGCAAATTACTCTTTCAAAGAGCTGGCAAGGGAATCCATATAAAATGTCCAGGACGACAACATCACAATATGACGCTAAGAAGATCGCGGCACAGAATAAGCCGGTGGAGATTGCTGATTTCTTTCTCGGATCTCAGACGGTGGACGACGCAGACACAAAGCATTATGGCATGTATGACAAAACTATAGATTTCTTTGATATTGACGGCAATGCACAGTCGTATAGTCCTGGGCGTCTCTCACGCGGCCAGGTGGCCCATAATGCAGGACTCCGACAATCTTCTGTCACGATACAGTTTGGTAATGTCGATAACAGATTCCAGACTTTTTTCTGGCAGCATCCGGGTTTCCTTCTCGATAAACGTTTTCTAATACGCCAGATTTTCGCTGACCAGGTTGACCTTGCCACTCATTCGATCACCATATTGGACGGGATAGTCGACCATGTTTTTATCGGCGAGAACGTATGCCAGATAAAAGTGGTATCAAAGACTGGATATACAGGTTTCCGGTCCGGTGTGGCTGTTGACAGGGTTTGTCCGATATCGGTATTCGCAAACGCACGCTGTGCGCAGGGCGTAACCGCGTCGACTCTCACTCAGGAGACCACGGACACCGTGGACGCCGGATCAACGGCCAGCGTGGTAAAGGTGAAGACTATGGCCCAGGCGGATGATTTCTGGAACATAGGTAAGATCGAGTTTACTTCCGGAGCAAATGATGGATATGTAAGGAATATTATTGACTGGGTGCAGTCGACTAAGTCGTTTACGTTGGCCTTTCCTCTGCCAGCCGCACCGGCAGACGGCGACACTATGAAGGCGCTCCGGGATTGCAATCGAACGCTTGATATGTGCAAGACCAGATTCACAGAGGTGGGAGCTAACGGAAATATGGCGAATTTCAGAGGAAAGAACACGGTAGCGAGAAGTTTGAATCCATAATTAAATTAAGGAGACAGGTATAAATGGGCTGGTGGGATGCTGTTACTGATTTTTTCGGTTCTGTAGGTGACGTAATAAGCGACACAGCTGACTTTATAGGCGGAGTGGCGTCTACTGTCGTCGATTTTTTCGTTCCCAGTTCTGATTTTGGGTCCGGATCTACCGAGAGCTATACTCAGGACGCGGCTCAGTCGCCACAATACGAGCTGTCCGGGTTCCGGAATATAGTCTCTAACATGGTACCCTCCGCACTTCTATGGACTGAGGACGGTATGAGGGTGCCACTTAAAAGATTATGGAACTCCGACCCAGGCACTACACAGAAACAGCTCCTGGAGATAGGAGCAGGAGAACTGGAGACAGTGGACGGTGTAGAGCTCAACGGTGACGCGATATCTACATTTACCGGCTCAAGTGTGTCGATTTACACAGGTACGTCCAGCCAGGCGATTGACTCGCGATATGACGCAAGCCCTAACGACATCGGCGGCCTGCGCGATACGGCTTATCTGGCGTTGACACTTGAGGCCAGCGAGAAGCTCTCCGGAGATCCCCTGGTGACGGCAAATGTATCAAAAGGCCGCAAGATAGCACTCTGGAACGGAGCTGACTGGACGACTCTAGCAGCAGCGGCCAGCGGGAACCCGGCGGCAGTATTACGCGACTATTTATTACTGGACAGGGAACAAGGCGGTGCAGGACTCGCAGCGGCAGAGATTAACGATGCATCTTTCGGAGCGGTGTACACCTGGGCGGAGGTATCTGTCAGCAATGGAGCCGGTGGGACTGAGCCGAGGGCGAGGGTGACATTTACACTGGATAGTTTTAAGCCGTGGACGGAGGTCCTGGACGACGTCCTTATGTCTTTCGGTGGGTATATTGTTTCAGACGGCAGGGTGTTAAAGCTAAAGGTGAGGCAGTCGGAGGCTTCTGTACAGGATTTTGAACCGGGTAAGATGTCAGGATCTATGCTGCCAGGATCTTTCGGATATTATACTTTCTCGAAACAGGAGCGCCCTAACCGGCTGATCGGGATTTACAAGGACCCGTCAGCTTCCGGAAACGACGCCTGGACACGCACGCCGGTAATAGACGACTATTCAGACCAGCAGACTAACCCGCGCGGCGTAGTGACGCGAGAGATCACGTACCGGGCATTATCGCGACAGTCTCAGGCGATAAGGATGCTGACACAGGCGATGAACGACCACCGGGTAAATTGGTTCGGCTGCAAGTTTAAGACTGATATAGACAGCGCCTCACGCGAACGCGGGGACGTGATAAGGATCAAGCATCCGATTCTCGGTGACGGGGCGACGTGGTATGAGTTCACCGTGGAGCGAGTTGTAGAGTATCCGGACCACACAAGAGAAATTACAGCAAAGGCGTATAACTCGACAATATTT